GAGGCTGGCCCTATCGGGCCTCAGGGCGTTGCTGGGCCTCAAGGCGTAGCAGGCCCGCAAGGGGCTAAGGGTGAGGCTGGCGAGGCTGGCCCTATCGGGCCTCAGGGCGTTGCTGGGCCTCAAGGCGTAGCAGGCCCGCAAGGGGCTAAGGGTGAGGCTGGCGAGGCTGGCCCTATCGGGCCTCAGGGCGTTGCTGGGCCTCAGGGCGTAGCAGGCCCGCAAGGGGCTAAGGGTGAGGCTGGCGAGGTCGGCCCTATCGGGCCTCAAGGCGTTGCTGGGCCTCAGGGCGTAGCAGGCCCGCAAGGGGCTAAGGGTGAGGCTGGCGAGGCTGGCCCTGCTGGGCCGCAAGGCATCCCTGGCCCTCAGGGTGACGCAGGCCCGCAAGGGCCGCAGGGAGTGCAGGGTGATACTGGCCCTGCTCCGTTCACCCTTCGTGGAGAATACAACAACGGAATGACCTACGGCGTAGGCGATGCCGTCACTTTCGGAGGCTCGCTTTATGTAATGACCGCCTTCATCGGTGGTGCTGGCTACATTCCTCCTTCCTATCCTGGCAACTGGTCGCTCCTGGCATCCAAGGGAGACACAGGCGAGGCAGGGTCGCAGGGCGAGGCTGGTGTCGCTGGGCCTCAAGGAATCCAAGGTGAGGCTGGCCCTGCTGGTGCTACTGGCCCCGCTGGTGAGACAGGTGCTACTGGCCCTCAGGGAATCCAAGGTGTTGCTGGAGTTCCTGGCCCTCAAGGGCCGAAGGGCGACACAGGTGCTACTGGGCCTGCTGGCTCTGATGCCTCGGTGACTTCTGGCTCTATTGCCTCAGCACTTGGCTACACTCCTGCCAATCAGACGCACAGCCACACCATTGCCCAGGTGACTGGTTTGCAGGCCGCTTTGAATGGCAAGGCGGCGACAAGCCATAGTCACAACATGGGCGAGATTTTGTATCTTCAGGATGCTTTTAATCTCAAGGTAGATAAAACTGCACCTGTCTCCTATAACTTCGACCAGACTGCATATATTTACTCATATCACAACGGCTATCTTTTCACGCTTCTTTACAACGGCGGCACAGATGGTCAGGTCTATTTCGCTGATAGCCTAGGTGCTGGCTCTCGCATTCAGTTCTATCAGGACGAAAGTGCGACCTACCCCATCACCTTTAACGGCGGCGTGTTCAATCGTGAGAACAAGTTGACCACCCTAGGGCCGAAGTCCCAGGTGACTGCCGTAAAGACATCTAATGGATGGCAGATTTTTGGCGACCTTCAGTTCCCGCCTAGCGGCACAGTCCTCTCTAGTGAATGTGCTTACTGGTCTGGCAATGATGCTGTTGGCACATTGTGGGAAGGAAACTATCTTTATCGCATCACTTATGCAGACGGCTATGGAAGCACCTACACCAGCGACTCGGTAGGAGGTGGCTCTTGCTATCTGCCTTACGGCTACTGCATCGAGGCTGGCGTGAATCTTAGCACCAGCACACTTGAATGGTCTGGTTGTTCCAGTAGCGGAACATACACCTATTCAGCAGGCTCTGGAAACATTCGTGCTGACGGAAGCGGAAGCACATACCAAGAATACACAGGAGGCTGGTCTGCCAACTACGGAGATGTCATCTATGACGGCGGCTCCTGCCTTGTGAAGTATGACGGCATGGGCGGCTTCTTCGTTGAGGACAACAGCGGAAGCGGCTCTGGTTATCCATCTTACGGAACTTCGCTGGGAACGACTAGCGGCGACCTTTATGTTTACTACTCTCCGACTGGTGAGAGTTTCTTGGCTGGTTCCTACTCTGAAGAGCAAATCGCAGACGGCATGGGGGGCGTGGCTTACACCCAGAACCGTAGTGACTCCTGGTATGGCTACGGCACTCAGATTGGCTACGACAACAGCAATGGATACACCGTGTATGCTGACGGCTATGGTTCTTACTACACATGAGCATTTCCACTATGAATAAAACCATCATCATTCCCGCTGGCTGGGCTGGCTTCTACGATGCCGAGACAAAGAAACTGTTCGGAATCTCGCAGTTCAGGTCTGGCGGCAAGGCTCACACGAAACTTACGGTAATCGCAAAGCCGACTCGTGAGGAAGTTGTTGCGGCTCTTGTTGCCGATGGAGTGACTGTTCCTGCGTAAGCCGCAAAAGAATCCCCGAAGTCATCCTGCATAATCTCCGAACCGATTGACCTATGGGGAAAAAGATGAACAAGACCCGACTCCTGATGGCTCTCGCCGCCGCAACGCAGGTGCTTTCCGCCCTGGTCGCCGTGGCTGACCAAGTTCTGCCAAGTCTGTCTGTCGTCTCTACCCCTACCGCCCTGACCATCCTTGCCGTTGCCACCGCCACTCGAGGTGCGGTCAACACAATCGGCGACTATCTGGATGACGGAAAGGCGAACCAGTCTTTCAAGGGGTAATTCCCCTGCCTGCCGTGAACATCTCCATCGAACAAGTCGCCGCCATCATCAGTATCGCCTCCGCTCTTGCGGCTTGGGCGGTTATCCCTTGGCGTGTCAGCCAGGTCGAACGCCGACTTGAAAGGCTGGAATCGTCCGAGCGAGACATGGCTAGCCGAATGTCCTCAATAGAAACTGAACTGCGTATCACCCGACATACGGTTGAACGCATTGCGGAGAAGTTGAATGTCACCCCTTGATTTATGTCTCAACTGCTCGACATCTACGCTGGTCTTACTGGCACAATCCTTCCGACCGTTGCGACATCTGCTCCCTCTGGCTGGCTTTTGTGCGATGGGTCTGCCGTAAGCAGAACCACATATTCCAACCTTTACGACATTATCGGAACTGCCTTCGGTTCTGGCAACGGCACAACGACATTCAACCTGCCTGACCTTCGGGGCCGCTCCATTATCGGGGTAGGGACTGGCTCTGGTCTTACCGCCCGCAACCGAGGAGACACAGGAGGGGCTGAGACGCATACCCTGACGGAAGCCCAGATGCCTCTTCACGGTCACTCCATCCGCCGTTCCAACGCTACGGCAGGCACAGCACAGCAGGCCACAAGCGGCGGGTTCCTCACGAACAATGCATCGAATGTGACCGATGCCGCCTATACAGGCACACCGTCCTCAACGGCTGGTCAGCAACTCGGCGGTGCTGGTGGCAATTCGGCACACAACAATATGCAACCCTTCATGGCCCTCTCCTACATCATCCGAGTCTGATTGCGTAAGCCGCAAAAGAATCCCTGCCCCTTTTAAACTAAACTCCACACAGTCAAACCTAGCCAAAAGCCATGCCCGAAACCTTCCTCCACGGCGTTGAACTCGTAGAAATCACAGACGGACTTCGCCCGATTCAGTCGGTGCGTTCCGCCGTTATCGGTATCATCGGCACGGCCCCCGCCTGCGATGCCGCCAAGTTCCCGCTGAACACTCCTGTCATTCTCGCTGGTCGTCCTCCTGCTTCGGATGTCATCGGTTCTAGTGGCACTCTGAAGAACGCCCTCGATGGCATCTTCAAGCAGGCTGGTGCTGTCGTGGTTGTCGTCCGTGTCGCTGAAGGCAATGACTCCGCCGCTACAATCGCAAATGTGATTGGTGACGAAGGAGACAAGACTGGTGTTCACGCCTTCCGTCAGGCTCAGTCTGTTGTGTTCCAGACTCCCCGCATCCTTCTTGCTCCTGGCTTCTCGCACAACGCCTCTGTCACGACCGAACTTCTTTCTGTTGCTGGCAAACTCCGTGCTGTTGTCGTTGCCGATGCTGGCGACGCAGAAGCCGATGCCGCCGATGCCCAGACCTTCGCCGCTGGCTTTGGTTCTGACCGACTGTTCTGCGTGTTCCCCTGGGTTAAGGTTTCCCGCAACGGTGTGGATGTAGCCGAACCTTCCTCGTCTCGTGTCGCTGGCCTTATCGCCAAGTCTGACAACGACCGTGGCTTCTGGTGGTCGCCGTCCAATCAGGAAATCCTCGGCATTGTCGGCACTTCCTATCCTGTCGAGTTCTCGATGTCGGATGCCACAGCCGAGTCGAACCTGCTTAACGAGAACAAGGTGACGGTCATCGTCTCTCAGGATGGCTTCCGTCTCTGGGGCAATCGCTCTACCTCTGCTGACCAGAAGTTCGCCTTCCTCTCCGTTCGCCGCACCGCCGACATCATCGGCGATTCTATCGTCCGTGCTCACCGCTGGGCGGTCGACCGCAATATCACCAAGACCTACATCAGCGATGTCACCAACTCGGTGAACTCGTATCTGAAAGACCTTGAGGCTCAGGGTGCTATCCTTGGTGGCACTTGCTGGGCTGACCCTGACCTGAACACTCCTTCCGCCATCGCTCAGGGTAAGATTTATTTCAACTACGACTTCACTCCTCCGTATCCTGCCGAGCATATCACCTTCCGCTCTCTCCTGACGGAAAACTACCTGCAGGACATCGTCTAATCTTAACCCCTAACTCTGAAAAACAATGCCCGCCGCAAACAAGGTTCTTAAAAACTTCGCTCTGTTCGTCGATGGCTTCGGCTACGCTGGCAACGCTGACAGCGTTCAGTTGCCGACAGTTGAGGTCATCAAGGAAGATTATCGTGGGGCTGGTATGGACGGCTCCATCGCCCTCGACATGGGCCTCTCTGCTATGGAGAGTTCCTTCACCCTGTCCTCGTTCGATGCGAACGCCCTCTCCACCTGGGGTCTGGGCGAAGGCTACATGGTTCCTGTCATCGTTCGTGGTGCTCTTGAAAGCACCAATGGTTCGGTCGAGCAGGTTGTCGCCTATATGCGTGGCACTATCCGCTCCGTTGCCCCTAGCGAGTTCAGCCCTGGTGCTAAGGCCACGCTCGCCTTCGTCATGGATGTCCGTGAATACAAGTATGAGCAGGGCGGTCAGGTCATCTACGATATTGATGTCGTGAACAGCAAGCGTGTCATCCGTGGCGTTGACCGCAACGCCGCTATCAATAACGCCCTCGGCATCGGTGGCGGCTCCATCCTGAGCGACTTGGCCCAGGCTTCTGGAATCGCTCGACAGATTAATCGAGTCGGTCAGGCTCTCGGTCTGTAATCCCTCATGTCCTCCGCAACAGAAACCATTAATCTCGTATACCCCATTAA